GGAGATGAAATGAATTTACACATGCCACAAGACGAGGAGTCGGAGGCAGAATTAAAGAATTTGGCAGCGGTCCCATTTCAGATAATTAGTCCAGCAAACAATCAGTCGATTATTGGTATTTTCCAGGATTCGTTACTCGGGTCGTATCAGTTTACACGCGTGGGTGTGAAGTTCGATAGTCGTGCGGCGATGAATCTTCTCATGGCGCTTCAGACCGTGAATGAGTCGATGTTTAGTAACGTGGACGGTAACTTGTCTAATTTTCAAATCCTTTCGCAAATTATGCCGCCGATTACATTGAAATACAAGAAGAAACAGTTTGGCGAAAAGGAAGACTACAATACGTCCAATAACGTACTCGAAATTCGCGATGGACAGTACTTGAGGGGACAGCTCGACAAGGCGGTTTTGGGTTCTGGTACAAACGGTCTAATCCACCGAACATGCAATGACTTTAATAATATGACCTCGGCGAAGTTTATTGATGACCTTCAAAATATTATTACAGAATACATGAAAGTAAGTTCGTATAGTGTGGGGATTAGCGACTTGATTGCAAACGCAGAGACAAATAATAAAATTGCGGAGGTTATTGTATCGAAGAAAACGGAAGTGAAGGGATTAATCGACCAGTTACATATTGGTGTATTTGACAACAAGACCGGAAAAACGAACGACATTGAATTCGAAAACCAGGTTTCGAATATTCTTAATAAAGCTATCAATGATGCCGGTAAAATCGGTCTGGAAAGTTTGAGCAAGGATAATCGGTTTGTTACAATGGTAAATGCTGGGTCGAAAGGTTCCGAAATTAATATTTCGCAGATGACGTCGTGTCTGGGACAACAGGCGATTGATGGAAAGCGAATTCCGTATGGTTTTGAAAGCAGAACGTTGCCACATTTTACGAAATATGATGACTCGCCGGATGCTCGTGGGTTTGTGGAGAGTTCCTTCATTAGTGGGTTGCGCCCTGAGGAGTTGTTCTTTCATGCGATGGCGGGTCGTATTGGTCTGATTGACACCGCGGTAAAATCTGTTACATGGGAGACGCCGATAATTATTGTAGAAGATAAAGTTCCCAAATACGTGAAGATTGGAGAATGGATTGATGCGCGTATGAAAAATACGGAGAGAATTCAACACATGAAGGAAAAAAATATGGAATATCTCGAGATTGACGATAGTGTTACAATTTCAACAATGGATTATAATGGAAATATGTCATGGGGTAATATTACAGCTGTAACGCGTCACGACCCTGGAAATGTATTATATAAAATTACTACACATGGTGGAAGAAGTGTAATTGTTACTGAGAATAAATCGTTATTGGTTTGGAAACCGGAGTTGAATCAATTTCGTGAAGAATATACCGAAAAGATTAATGTGGGTGACTTTGTTCCTGTTGCTAAGAACATATGTACATGTAACAACAAAAATATTGAATTAGATTTAAAGTATACTTATGATGTCGGAGTTAAAGAAGGATTATGTATAGCTAACTGTGATAACAATATAAATATTCCCGAATATGCATATATCGCTAATGATGAATATGTAAGAGGTATACTATGTGGATACTTATCTACGGTTGGTAATATTTCAACGGATGATGCAATGATAGAATGTTCATCTAATAATATTCGTCTTATTGAAGATTTGGCTTTTCTGTGTTCTCGTTTAGGAATTCACGCTCATATTAAAAATGAAGTAGTTGATTCAAAAATGTCTGCTTCATTGGTAATAAGTGGAGTTGATTTTAAAGCATTTTCAGAGCAAGTAACACTTCTTCATGATGAAAAAAATAATAAAATGAAGTCAATTGTTTGGAAAGATAAATTAGACAAAGTTGTTCGCCACAACGATGTCATATTGGATGAAATTGTTTCAATTGAAAAAGTAGACCCTGCGCTTCATCCCAAAATGTATGACTTGACAATTCCCAAAACGCTCAACTTTGGACTGGCAAATGGTCTTCAAGTGCGCGATACGTCTACCACAGGGTATATTCAGAGACGATTAATCAAGGGCTTGGAAGATTTGAAAGTTGGGTATGATATGACGGTGCGAAATAACAAGGAGAGAATTGTACAATTTGCATATGGCGATGATGGAGTAGATACGGTAAAAGTAGAGAACCAGTCTATTCCTCTGGTAACAATGACGCTGGATGAAATATATGCGCATTATTATGTTTCGACGAACGACGATAAGGATAGTGTATTGATGACTGTATTTACAAAAACGGCTGTGACGAGAATGAAGAAAAGCGTAAAAGAGTTGGAAATGAAGACAAAATACTATACGGATATGATGATAGAAAAGCGCGATGAAATAGTTAAGAATGTGTTTAAGATGCGCGATAACAAGAACGTTCATATGCCGGTGTGTTTTACGCACATTATTAATAACGTACAAGGAATGCAACATATTACGAAAAACTCTATGGTGGATATTACACCGCTTGACGTATACGACATGATTGAGGATAATTATAAAGTACTCGAAAGACTGTATTATGCGCCGCCAACACAGTTATTTAAAGCAATGTATTATTACTATTTGTCTCCGAAAGAATTATTGGTTATTAAACGTTTCAACAAGAAGGCGCTTACCGTTTTACTGGAGACGATTACTTTGATGTATAAACGCGCCCTCGTTGCACCAGGTGAGATGGTTGGCATGATTGCAGCACAGAGTATTGGAGAACCGACTACACAGCTTACGCTAAATACATTTCATAGTGCTGGTGTTGCATCAAAGTCGAATGTTACTCGTGGTGTGCCGCGTATTGAGGAAATTCTATCATTGTCGGAAAATCCGAAGAACCCGTCGCTGACGATTTATATGAAAAAAGATGAAGAACTAGATAAAGAATTGGTGCGAGATAAAATTCCAAGTATCGAGTTGACGATTTTGAAAGAAATTGTCGAGTCTGTTGAAATATGCTTTGACCCCGACGATATGAATACTTTGATAGAACAGGATAAAGATATTATGTCGCAGTATTTCGAGTTTGAAAAAATGGTGGATGAATGTATGAGCAGCAGTACCGAACAAATGATGAAAAGTGTTGCAGGAACTGGGGCAGGAACAGGAACTTTGGAAAACCCAAGCGCAGTGGCGGCGGAGGCAGCATCATTACCCGAAGTATCTGCGTCGGGTGCATCGGGTGCATTGGGTGCATCAGGTTCTGCTCCCAATGAAAAGTCGAAATGGATTATTCGAATGACGATGGACCGTGAGGCAATGTTGGATAGAAAAATTAGCATGGACGATATTCACTTTGCGCTTAAAAATATATACACCGACGAGATTACATGTATGTATGCTGACTACAACTCCGATAATCTGGTATTTCGCCTCAGGTTGAATAATGTAATTACCAATTCAAAGAAGAAGAACAATAATCCTTTGTCGCTTGACCAGTCTGACCAAATTTACATCCTAAAGAATTTTCAAGATAGTATGTTGAATAATATTGTACTAAGAGGCGTGAAGGGCTTGTCAAAGGTGTTGCTTCGTAAAATCACCGACTCGGTCGTTAAGGTAGACAGCGCTTATACGAAGAAAGAGACATGGGTACTTGATACGACTGGAACAAATTTGATTACGGCACTGTCGCTTGATTATATTGACGTTACAAGAACAATCAGTAATGATATTCAGGAAATTTACAATGTACTTGGAATAGAAGCTGCGCGTGTTGCCATCTTTAATGAGCTGTCAGAGGTGTTAGAGTTTGATAATACATACATTAACTATCATCATTTGATTATGTTGGCAGACAGAATGACGGCAAGTGCAAAGATGGTTTCTATATTTCGGCACGGGATTAACAATGACGATATTGGTCCTATTGCGAAAGCGTCGTTTGAGGAGACACCGGAAATGTTTTTGAAAGCGGCGAGACATGCCGAATTGGATGAGATGCGCGGAGTATCTGCAAATGTAATGTGCGGACAAGAGGGTTACTTTGGAACGAGCAGTTTTCAAGTACTCCTGGATATGAATAAGATGATAAAATTTGGCGGTGAAGCAAAATACAATATTACAAACGCAAATGACGAAATTGATAAAGCATTTGAAATGGAGAATCCTGATGATGTATGTTCGATTGGAAACTTGTCGATGAATGTCACTGTGTCTAGTATCAAGAAAGAAAACCTCGGAAGAGTTAAAATGAACTACGATATTGGGTTTTAGATATAATTGCGATGCTATAATCGTATGACGGTAATATAAATATTCATGCAAAATATTATTTTTTATACATATAATATTTTACTAGATAGTATTGAATTAGGTGGTATTGCATTAGATATCTTCAGATACTTCTGGTATATCGGATAATTCCGGTTCTTCTTCAGGTTGACCTACTCCAAATAATGGAAGTTTTGAAGGGGTAATATTTAATTTACTTAATTTTTTCAGTTTTGGTTTTTTGGTTGGTTCTACCAAAGCCGACGACGTTGTAACTGCCCCAGGTTCTTGTTCTTCCGGTGATAGGTTTAAAGAAGATACATTGATACCTAGTCCTTTCCCTTTTTTCCTTGGTAGTCGTTTTTGTGTTTTTTGCACTGCAGCACTCGGCTCTATTCCAGAAGCTTCGGTTGAAAGAGCAGCCGAAATATTAATCTTAGGGATTTTTTTTACAGACTTTTTCATCTTTTTACCAACAACAGACGTCAAACTCATATCCCCAATGTCCTCTTCTTCTTGTGTATCAAAGGATATACCTGTCCCAACCGAAGAAGAATCATCCATCCTTCCTTTTTTGGAAGGCGGTTTAAAATTTTGTATAAATTGCATAATACTTTTTTTATACCTTATCGATTCTTTCATTTGCGAACTTTCATCATCTTCGCTGTGCGCTGGTCCTTCGGGGTCGATATATTGCGTAGACTGTTGTTGAATAACTGTAGACTGGAAACTATGAGTAAGAATATTCATGGGTATATAGTACTCGTTTGCTGTCGTCGGTTCACTAGTTTCGCTAGTTTCGCTACGTTCACTTTCAAAACGTTTCGACTCTTTTCTAAAAATAATACTATACGCTGGAACAACATTCGCTTTAATTGACGGTGCTACAATAAAATAGTATCCCTGTACATTCGACGATTTTTCTATGTCAACGGCAACATCATATGCCGATTGACCCATAACAGGTAGTTCTTCGTCGCTATCTGCTGATTTTTTACCCATCCCCATGCCCATCCCCATCCCCATGCCCATGCCCATTCCCGGTTCTTCTCTTATATTTTCTGAAATATTTTCTTCAAAATAGGTTGTAAGAATCGAGTATTCGTCTTTCGTTTCAATAAGGGATTTATTAGGATAATATAAAATAATAATAGGTACTTTGTAGTAAGTTGCTAAAATCCAAATATCAAGACGCGTTAAATGATAAGATTCGAAGAAAGGAAGCGTTTCAATAAAGTTGTCATCATCATTTGCTGTAAATTTTATTCTATATTCATCGGCGATTGACTCCATGCCATAGTACTTTAACAGCTTTGCAAATCTTTCTTTTATACCCTCTGTATACTGTTTATCAATTGCATCTATATAAAATTGTGCAATAACAATTTTAAGATGGTTTATTGTAATCGTTTCTAGTCTTTTATACTGTCTTCTCTTTGCTTCAAGTCTCAAAATAAACAATATAATTTCAAAAGAACACCTCGGCGAATTTGAGTTGAACTGTAACATTTCCAGTTTTTGTGTTTGTTTGGAACTAAAATATTTACGATATTCTTGTGTTAAAAATATTTTTTCAGTTGTACACTTTACATGTTGTGATGAAGGCGAGTCGTAGATGCTTTCGTATAGTTCCGATAGCAATGGTTCTGCAGTATCGTATGTGTTAAAGTTCGCGTATTCATTTTCGGGAACTGGTTCCAAGTTGTCCAAGTAGTCTTCGCTAAGCATAGTATGCGATAATATAATCTCATCTTCTCTTAAATTATACTTTACGTTTATTAGAGGAAATATGTTACGGTCAAACATAAAGGCACGTATTCTATTGTATCGCAGAATCTCGTCCGCCATTCTAGCAATATACATTACTTCGTTATTTTGAGACGGATTCAGTAAATTCATTCTAGGTATAACAAGTTTACAGCGCCCCTCTTTATCCGTCTCCTTTATACAGTATTTGGTTTCTGTGCATGTTTTGGGATTTTTATTCGTTATGCAAGATGTAGTGATTTCACTTATATTTTTTAATAACTCTTCGCTATAGTGACCGTCACTGAATGTTACGTATTTTGATACAAGTTGTCTTATAAGGTTTTGTAGACTATTTAACTTAATTAAATATAGCATGTCGTTTCGTTTAATTGTCGATAGCATCGACTCTTTTATTTCTATATTTTCGAATTTATGTAGTAAAATGCGAATGATAGTTCTAAACACATTATAAAAATTATTTTCCAAGTATATATACTTTACATATTTTTCTCTATCAGGGTCACTTTTAAGTCTCGAGTTAATTTCAGTGTCGGCAATATTATAGTCACTTGTATTTATCACAGGTATATTAAATATTCCGTCTGTTCTTTTACTCTCCGAATCGTCAATACGCGTTGATATAAATTGGTCCGTTTCTGTGATAATGCCTGCAATTTTCCCGTCGTCGATTACTTTGAAACGAGGCAAACAAGGTATTTTAATTTTACTATGAACATAGTGAAGAAATGTGACGGTTTCTTCATAGGGTCGCCACAATGATTCATCGTCAATATAATTTATTTGTGGTATTTGTTTATCTAGTGCAGATGGTTCGCACATTACGATACCTGCATAGTTTTCATTCGTTGTTTCGTCTTCTTTTTCTATGAATATGCCGATTACCCTTCCATCATAGTTCAAAATCTGGTTTAGTATTGTGAATCCGCCTCTGGTAACCCTTTCTTTCAACTCATATAAGTGTATGTTTCTGCCAAACTCGTATAATTTGGGGAACTTCTTTGATGCGTTTGCTGTCCCTTCGCGCGGAATACTGTTGTACGGTTTACATTGTCCGTCATATGCAGATTTGATGTTTGTTATTATTTTTTTAAGAACTGGAGGAAGAGCAGCTTCTTTCACTTCGACCCCACTTTCGTTTACATACTTGCGTAGTGCAGTACTTTTAATATTAAACAAACATGTAAGTTTACGCGGCTTTAGTTCACGGACTTCATATATGGGTTCAAAAATATTCGTGTTTTTGATAGTTCGTTTTATTAATATTGCGGTTTGTCTGTTACTATTAAAAAAGCCACTTGAGTAATGATTTGTTGGACACAAAACTTCAATATTATTTGTTATATCTCTATTTGATATTTGTAGTATAATGAGGTTTATACCATCCTTGAATAATTTTGGGTTTGGTGTGCTGATAATATCCCATAAATATTCATGGTCAATATATATACTTTTATTGGTTATATATTTTTTAAAATTTTCAAAAGAACATACAACCTTTTTGAAGAAAATAAACTGCGCATCCGTGTCTTCCATTTTTGTGATTGATTTAAAAATAGCTGAATCTCTATATTCAAAATCGGGTTTTTGTAGCATTAACCTAAATACAGCATCGTCTACGACACATATATCTTGTACTGCTTCTGGTTCTGGCTGTTGTGGAGGCTGTTTTCGTGCTTGTGACTGTGGTGTGGCAGGTATCGAGGTTTGTATATCCGCTACATCTTCGGCTACATCTTCGGCTACATCTTCGGCTGATGTCTTTGATTTTGCTTCAGGTTTAACATCGCTTTCGCTTGACTCAATATCCGTATTTTCTGGATTCGCAGGATTCGCTGAGGGATTTGCAACAGAACTAACATCTGTATCTGAAACAAAATCTAGTAAATCTTGTTCTCCACCTTCGTCTCTACCTTCGCTTTCTTCTTCGCCTGAACTAGCACCCCCGCTCAGTTCTACATCACTAACACTTGACCTAGGAGTATCGGATGGTGTATCTACCGATTCTTCTCGTGAATCTCTAGAGACACCAAATCCTTTCCCTAGTTCTTCATCGCTTTCTTCACTTTCAATGCTTTCGTCGTCTTCGTCACCTCGCTTATCTTCTTTTTTATTTGATTTATTTACTTTTTGCTTATAGTTGAATATATTGACAAGTGTCCCGTTTTGGTATGTCATAAATGTATCAATATCAATTGCATCTACAATTATTTTTTTCATTTCGAAAATTGAAATTTTACTAAGTTTTCCTGTAGTTTTTTCAATGTATTTTGAATATATATCAGCAACCGAACCTATAAAACTTTGATTTTTATTATTTTCGCCTACTTGGGCGCTAGTTTGAACTCCTTTTTGTAGTAAACAAGAAACACCGCTTTTTAATACAGTACTTTTATCATTTAGTGTGCATGTTTTCATGCTTTGTGAAAAGAAAGCCTGTAGTTGCGGCAATAAGTACCCGTAAACACCATCGGGTAATTCCGCACTACGTTCGGGACCTAAAATAACAAACTCTTTTTTAGCTGCAACTGTTTTTCTCATAGCGCTAGTAGCGGCTTCACTTAAACTGAGTCGCGAGGCAGGTGTTGCTGGAACTGAAAGTTCTTGTTCTTCTTCTGGACCACCTTCTTCTCCTATATCTACATCTTCGCCTTCTTCGGTTAACCTAGCAAGCGACTCGCGAATAGCTTGGGACGTTAATCGTGGTTGTTGTTTTTTTTGTGGTTCTATTCCTGCTTCTGTTGCTTGTGCTTCTGTTGCTTGTTCTTCTGTTGCTTCTGCTTCTTCTTCGTCGTCACCTTCTTCTAGAGCGCTTCTACCTAAACCACGAACACGTCTTACGGGGCGTGCTTTAAATGCGGCATCTTTTCCTTTACACTCAAAACTTTTCGTATTAGGGTTACGTTGATTATGAACGGTTATACTAGGACAACCACACGCCTGTCGTGCATTATTTTGCATATCTTTTGCAAAGTTTTGACTATTGAAACAACATGGTATGCAATATTTACTTCCTGCATTTTCTTTACTGTTCACAAACCCGGGTGATTGTGACTTATACTCTCCTGTTTTTTTGTCTATATGATATTTATCTTCTGTAAACTCGAAAATGTATTTACCTTTGGGAATTGTTTCTGCACCTGGTGGTATAACGACGTCGCCTTCTTTTGCTTTTATTTGTTCTACTTCTTCATGTGTTAAACTTACATTCTTTTTCAAGTCCCAATATCGTGGACATATGTACCAAAATTGTTTACTTTTAGATGACCCGTATTTCATAGCTCTGTCATACGAACCAGCGTGATTTTCGTCAATATGTTTCTTTTCTTCATCCGTCAATATAATTGGCTGTCTTCTCACATTCCAAGGACACGATCTTGAATACTCTTTTACATTTCCTTCTGTATTTTTTGGAAACAATACAGGGTCTAACGAATATAATCTTTGAAAAACAGGATTTGGGTTCGCTAATTTCGCACCAGTAATATCACGGGTTACTGTACCTCTTTGAAATAGTGTTACACCTTCGGCTGACTCTTCGGGTGAAGATGATGAAGCTGCTGCTGTTGCTGCTGTTGCCGCAGATGCTTTTACCTTACTAGCTAGCTGTAACCCTGCAACATTGATAGACTTTTTTGGTAGTATTTTTGGTTTTGCTATTGGTTTAGGTGTCTTGTCTTGTTCGGATGTATCTGAACTCAACGATGGTAATTCTACATCAGATATCTCACCTTTTTCTTGTTCTTCGTCACTTGAACCACCGCCTTCGATTTCAACATCATCCTCATCCTCCTCGGACCCAAACTCCATATTTTCAATTACATCTCCTTCTTCTTCCTCTCCTTCCTCTTCTTCGCTTTTATCACTTTCATCGTCGCTATTTTCTATTTCAAAATCATCTATCTTTTCTCCTTCTGCTTCTTCCTCTTCGCTTTCCTCTTCTTCGCTTTCTTCTGCTTCTTCCTCTGCTTCTTCCTCTTCCTCTTCCGCTTCCTCTTCTTCGCTTTCTTCGGAATCTTTAGGTTCTTCACTTTCTATTTCAAATTCATCTATCTTTTCTCCTTCTTCTTCTTCTTCTCCTTCTTCTGCTTCGCTTTCTTCTTCTTCTCCTTCTTTAGGTGATGGTACTTTTGGGACAGTTTCAGACTTTTCGCTACTTTCACTACTTTCACTACTTTCACTAGTTTCTTTTATCGAGTCTTCTTCGCCTTCACCTTCGCCTTCGCCTTCATCATCGCTACCAAAGAAAATATCCTCTAAATCAGCATCATCGATTTTCTGCAAGTCTTCGGGTCTAGAAAAATTTTCAAAAACAAATGAATCATCTACTGGATTTGCTTCAGCCATCATTGTATTATCTGTAAGAACGGATTTATCACCTTGCACAACAAACTCTTTAACTTCTTTAACTTGTCCTTGTTCTTTTGAACTAAATGACCGTTTACATAACTTTGTAATTTGTTCTTCAGAAACATTTGTATTTGGTTGGGATTTTTTATAAAGCAGTAATCTTAAAAACGAGTCCACCATTTTTTCAATATGTTCCAGATAGTAAATATTATCAATGTTCTCGATATTTATTTCAAAGTTACCATTGGTTACTATCTGATATTGAATAATAGACGTGAAAAATCCAGGATGAACATTGACTTTTATTTTAGTTTGTTTACTTAACTCCGATAGCTGTAACTGGTCTAATACATTTGAAACACGTCTTACAGCATCTGCGTATGATAAATTTTGATAGTTTTCCATCAGCCCCGTTACTACATCAGCTTGATAACTTGATTTAAGAAACTGTTGCATAATAAATGCATCAATACTTTCCATTTCATTATAATTTGAAACACGTTTGTATCGCATTATAATACGCTGTCCTTCTTTATAGTCTATTACATTAAATATACTAGATATACAGCCCATATTTTCGGGGATGTTGAATTTGAAGTCGTGAGGTAGTTTGAGAAGTGTTTTATGTTTTATTTCTCGTATGACAACATTTTTTGAATAAAGGCTTTGGAATGTAGTCATTGAATAACCATACTGTTCTATAAACGTGGATACTTCTTGTATAACAGGGTTAACGCTTTTCATAATAATTTTTGAGATGTGGTTATCACTAAGAGGATTTTCCAAGTTGAATGATATAAATACGCTACCATGGTTATCAAATTCGCATTTTATCGGAATTTTATAATCTCTTACATATTCCCCATTAGAGTATTCTTCATGTATCATATGTATTAAAACCATGACGCGCTTCTCTTGTTGTGTTTCTTTCATTATTTTTTTAATCTCTGATTTTTTAAGGTATGGAATTCTTTTTCCGCTTCTTGCGACCTTGTTTGCATACAGTCTATACATTTTTTCATCCCGCCTACTTCTTGTTAACTTGATAAGGGGTTTTTCATCCGTCGTGTGTATTATTTTGAACAATATATCAATTGGTATATTAACAATAGAATCGGGTTTGATTTCTAGCTCAATATATGAAATACCATTTTTAATATATTTCAAGTCTCTGTCTTTTTCTTGTTGGTAGAATACGTCATAAAACAAGTCTACATTTTCTACAAGGTCTTTATATGACTTATCATTTATCAATTCCGATGTAGACTGTTGTAGTTCTTGACGATTTTGTTCCAACACATCGATTGTTGTGTATTGTTTTTCTGCTAAATATGGGTAGTATATTTGCATCATAGTATCTGGTGTTAGTAACTCCGCATCTTCTTTTTCTAATTGTTCATTAAACATATTGATATACTCTAGTACATCGGTAGCAAGACATAAAAATATCGTATTGCAAATAATTGGTTCATAGTCTAATAATATTGTCTTGTTTGTCGTGGAAATGATGTTTTTTGCTTTGTCTTTTAAAAATTTATCTATTTCTACGACGTTAAACGGATTAATGGTAAATGTATATTCGTGTTGGTTGTACGTTAGTTTTTGTCCAACGGAAATATCTTCTACTAGTGGAATAATAGACTCTTCGACTATTTCTTCGCCGCTTTCTTCGCCGCTTTCTTCGCCGCTTTCTTCGCCGCTACTTGTATCTTTCTCTTTTTTGTATCTAAAGAAAAGTTCTACTATATCTTCGTATGTATATATATCTTTTAGTTCATCCTTATTTGTTCTTAAAATAAGTTCACATTCCGGTTTTAGTGACCATCTATGAGAATTTGTTAAAAAATGAATAAGAGATGCTCTTGTTATTGTAGATGTGTCGTTATTTGATAGCTTATTGTATAACCTTGTAGGAGTATAGTCTATATTTCTTTTACAAAACATATAAAGCTCATCAAATGATGGTAAATTCTCCATTTTCATATTTGAAATGATTTTCTTCTTCACTGTTTCAATCGTATCATCTCCATATAGTCTATCAAATGAGAAATCTACTGATATCTTATATGTGAAAATATTTTCTAATTCTGTATTACTAAATATATCATTAAAAAATATATAATCTTCGTCTAATGGGTTTTCTTCTATTTCTTCGCCTTCTTCGCCTTCCTTTGACTTGAATTTTTTATCTACGTATACTTGAAATTTTCCTTTTAGTTCGTCTACAGATATTTCCCATATTTTTTTTGTTACTGGATTTGTTCTTCCATAAAAGACAATAATTTTTGCAGGAACTTGGTCGCCATCTATAAATGTATTATTTATATAACTTAACTTATATATATCTTTTTTTATTTTATCATCCATGGTATATATAATATATATATTAGAGAATATGTTTATATATTAGAGAATATGTTTATATATTAGAGAATATGTTTATATATTAGAGAATATGTTTATATATTATTATATATAATGAAACTAAAGTTAATCGTAGCAATGTGTAAAGGTAATGGAATCGGTTTTCATAATAGTATACCATGGAAGATAAAAAAAGACTTGCTTTATTTTTCGGAAAAGACAACAGGTACATACGGAACACATTTGAAAAATACTCAGAAAGGAATTGTAAATACTTCGGCAATAGTTGATAAAAAAGTAAAAAAGAATGCAATTATCATGGGAAAAAATACATGGCTCTCTTTACCAAAGTATCCTGCACCGCTAAAAAATAGAGATAATATTATTCTATCATCAACTATTCCAGAGAGTATCACACATAGTTTCGATTCTTTTTTTGAGAATAATTTTGATTTAACTATTCATTTATCATCAATCTCTCGTGTTATAGATTTTTGTATGCTTCCATCTTCTGTCCTTGTTGGGGAGAGCAAGATATATGAACTCTTCGAAAAACATGAGATGTTACAGATGCGTGAGATTAATCGAAATTCGATGATACAAAATAATAAATCAACATACGATGATGTATGGATAATTGGTGGAAGTAAAATATACGATATTTTTATTCATGCAAATGTGAAAAAAGAGATAAACATGTTAATAAATGATTTTTACATTACATATATTGATAAATATTACGAATGTGATACATTTTTTCCTAGCATAGAAAATATGAATCTTTATTATATTTCTTCATTTTCAATGTGTGAAAATATAGACGAGAATAGTGGGTTGCGTGTACCTGTATATTATATCGTATTTACGCGAATGGATTATGGTAATGAGAATGACAGTGACGGTGATGATAGTACAAAAAATATACAGATAAAGTATATAGAACATGAAGATAAGGGTAAATATTATTATTATTACGCAACAAAATGCGGTAACTGCGACTTTATAACGAGCGAGAATATTGCCTCATTCATGTGGTGCGTTACAGCGTGCTAGAGTGAGACACATGTTGCAAACGTGTTTATTCTAAACAGTAAATACTCGATTTGGTACACAACTTCCACAGTCTCTTTTTTCTGTATCAGGAGAACATCTTTGGTATGAAGATAGCTCATTCGCGAGACGAGGATTATTCTTTAAATTATTTTCAAACTTTTTAGTATCACATACCCAAGGACAGTCGTATATCGTAGTACCAGATTCGTCTACAGTTTGCTCGCATTTTTTTTTATCTACATTATCAAGTCTGACACATCCGGTTAAACATTGGTTTTGAAAAAACCCCGAGAAGTGTGAAAGCAAACTTGAAATGCGTGGATTAGAAGTGTCTAAATCAACATCTAAACTTAACCCTTCTATCAACGATGTATGAATCGAGTTTATGTATATTTGATATAGTAATATACCTATACCGAATGTAAATATAAATAAAAATAGAAAGTATTTGCTTTTGAAAATGTTTGAATTTATTTTTGTAAAATTCATACTATATTATATTATATATAACGTCTATAAAATCTATATAATATATTAGTGAAATTTATTATAACAGTTCTTATAACACTTCTTATAACAGTTCTTATACTGTTTATTTTTTAAATAAGGGGCTTTCATTGATTATCATACTGCAATAAGAAATGGGATGTTTGGAGTAGTCTACAGCGGTATATACATGACATCGGACTGCATTTTCGAGGAGAAATTTAAAGTTGTTCCAGAATTCTTCTTTGTGTCCGATGCTTTCTGACATTGTATGAGCAAGTTCGTGTATAGCTACAAACGTGAGCGTATTTTCGTCAATTAGTGTATCTCCTGTTTTTGTAGTGTTTAAACAGAAAGCTATTTTTTCTCCTTTATTTTCACTGTATGCAGTGTGTTCACTTTCCGGGTCATTTTCAATGATTGTTTGAGGGTTGAAATTTTTCACCAGTCGTTGTACATTTTCATACGTTGGGTATGTTTTCTGCATAAATCCGACAAGTTTTTTCATTTTTTGAGTAACAGTTGCTAGTAAGTCAGCCGCCATTTCAAGTTTAAGTCGTTCGCGAACGCAGTACTTATTTCCATCTACATTTGAAGTAATACATTTTAAATGTGACATATCTGAA